ACCGAGGCTGCCCCGGCCCCGGGACGCCCTACACTACGCCCCGGAGGAGTGGCCGAGCGGCCGAAGGCAGCGACCTTGAAAGTCGCCGGACCCGAGAGGGCCCCGTGGGTTCGAATCCCACCTCCTCCGCTACCCGGCGAGGTCATTGACCTGCGCCTTCGCTGAGGGGAACGACGGTGGGGCCACCGTGGGGCCACACTCGGGTGGCCCGCCGGGCCTCCAGGGCCACGGCGCGGGCCGCCTCCAGGCGACCGGCGAGCTGGTCGAGTTCGTCGGGGAACAGGTGCCCGTAGGTGTCCAGGGTGATCGAGGCGGTGGCGTGGCCGAGCTGCGCCTGAACCGCCTTGACGGTGGCGCCCTCACGGATCAGCAGCGACGCACACGTGTGGCGCAGGTCATACAGCCGCAGCCGTTCGGGAAGGCCGGCCGCGAGCGCGGCCGGTTTAAAGTACCGCCTAATCCACTTCGACCACCGCATCGGCCCGCCCAGCGGCGCCGGGAACACCAGGTCGTCGGGGCCGTGGGATTGGACGGCGAGGCGGGCGGCCAGCTCGTCAGTGATCGACCGGGGCAACCGCACGGTGCGGGCTTCGTGGGTCTTCACCCCGCCCCAATGCAGGCGCCCGTCGACCTCGGTGGCCGCCTCGACCACGCGGACGGTACCGCGCAGTAGGTCAAGGCGGCCGACCTTGAGCGCGGTTAGCTCACTCGGGCGCAGGCCCGAGTAGGAGCCGAAGCGGATCAGGGCCGCATACCGCGGGTCGATCGCGTCGGCGAGCGCCTCGACCTGGCCGGCGTCCAGGAAGCACATCTCGGCCCGCTGGACCTTGGGTGGCTTGACCCCGGAGGCGACGTTGCGGCTGAGCTTGCCGCCCTCGACCGCTGAGGCGAGTACCTGGCTGAGCACCGCCCGCGCCTTGCCGGCCCGCTTGGGGCCGAGACCACCGGCGGCCAGGGCAGCAAGCCACTCGCGGACCGCGAGGGCGTCGATGCTGGCGATCGGCGCTGCCCCGAAGGTGGGCAGGATCTCCAGGTCGAGCAGCTTCCGGTAGTCGCGTCGGGTGGTGGGGCGCAGCGCCGCCGTGGTGGCGTACCAGCGTTCGGCCCACTCGCCGAGCCGGACCCTACCAGCGGCCGGGTCGACCCAAGCATTGTTGCCCTTGGCCGTCTCGTTCTCGTGCAGCCACCGCTCGGCGTCGACCTTGCGGGCGAACACCTTGCGGCGCGAGTGACCGGCCGGGTCGCGGTAGCGGACGCTGTAGCTCACCCGGCCGTTGCGAGTCCGCTTCTCGATCGAGGCCACTAGCCTCGCCTGCCCTTCTGGCCGGGTGGCAGGAAGCCGCGCCGACGTGCCTCGGCGACCCACCCGCGAACGGTGGTCACCGGGACGCCCGCGGCCGTGGCGATGTTCACCGAAGGCCGGGCGCTCACGCTGGCCGCCGCGAGATAGTCTTCGGCGACCTGCTGGTAGAACGAGTCCGGCCGTGGGCGTCCCGGTGGTGGCACGAGTCCCTCGCCATGCACGTGCACCGTCGTCTTACCCCGAATCATCGGGCTGCGCTCTGTCGGACCCCGCGGCTCCTTCGAGCCGGGCGCCTGGCCGATGCGTTCCAGGATCAGCGCCTTCGAGGATGGCTCATTCAGTCGAGCCTCGATACGGGCCGGCGACAGGCGCCGGAGCTGGTCGGTGTCGATGCGCTCTGACCCGAGATCGTTGTCTGCGTTCAGGTACAGCTCGCGGATGACCAACCGCCCCTCGGGCGTCGGCTGGACGCGCACCCAGACCGGCTCCGGATGCTGCGAGTCGTAGTAGCGCACCCATCCGCCCTGGAAGTACGTATATCCGCCCGGCACGAACGGCCGATCGAAGTCCCCCTCCTCCTGCCTCATATAGCGAACGCTAACACGAAACGATGCGAACTTCTAGGTTCGCCAACTTGCGCTCTAGTGCTCATGGCCTCACCATGCCCTCAAGTCCGCCGACTTGAGGAGTAGACGCGATGGCCACGCCGGATCGCTGGATGACGCCGGAGGAGGTCGCCGAGCGCCTACGGGTGCCCAGGGCGACGCTGTACGCCTGGAGATACAAGAACATCGGCCCGGCCGCCGTCAGGCTCGGCCGCCACCTGCGCTACAGGGTCGAGGCTGTCGAGGCGTGGGAGAAGGAACAGGAGACCCTGGCCCGTGCCCGATAACGGCGAAGGCCGGGCGCCCCGACAGCGACCCGGCCCCGCACCAACTACCACCACCCAGAGCCTAGCACGGAGGCATGTCGGCGCTGTCTGCGGCTGCCTGTTGCCCCCACCATGGCCGCCATGCCCGGCGCCGCCACCGCGGCCCGGAGAGCCGTTCTACTCGGCATGGCTGACCGAGGAGCGGGCAGCATGACCGACGACCTGGTCCTGGTCGCCGACGTCGACCGCGAACAGATCCGGTGGCTGTGGCCGGAACGCATCCCCCTCGGCAAGGTGACCGTGCTCGACGGCGACCCCGGCACCGGCAAGTCGACCCTCACTCTCACCATCGCGGCCAAGGTGACGACCGGCTCCCCATTCCCGGACGGCACCCGGCCCGAGCGCGCCGATGTCATCTTGCTCAGCGCCGAAGACGACATCGGCGACACCATCCGCCCCCGGCTGGAGGCCGCCGGCGCCGACCTGAGCCGCTGCTGGGTCCTACCTGATATCCACCCCGTCGTCCCCCCCGAGGCCAAGCCCGAGGCCCCTCGGCCGCCGGAGCTGCCGGCCGACCTGGACGCGCTCGAGGGCATGGTGAAGGACAAGGCTGCCGCCCTGGTCGTCATCGACCCGCTGATGGCTTTCCTCTCCGGCCAGGTCAACGCCCACGTGGACCAGGACGTCCGGAGGGTACTGGCGTCGCTGGGCTACATGGCGGCTCGTACCCGCGCCGCGGTGGTGATCGTGCGCCACATGAACAAGGGCCAGGGAAGCGCCCTGTACCGGGGCTCCGGCAGCATCGGCATCGTCGGCGCCGCCCGGGCCGGGCTACTGGTCGCGCTCGACCCCAACGATGAGGACCGTCGCATCCTGGCCATGAGCAAGAGCAACCTGGCCAAGAAGCTCGGCAGCCTCGCCTACCGGGTCGTTGAGGACGAGCTGTACGGCGTCGCCCGGGTCGCCTGGGACGGGGCCAGTAGCCTCACGGCGAACGACCTAGTTCGCCCCAGGGTCGACGAGGACGAGGCGCCGGCCCTGGCCGAGGCCGTCCGCGTGCTCAAGGAGATCCTGGCCGATGCGCCGCTGTCGGCCGGCAACGTCAAGAAGCTCGCGGCCCAGGCCGGCGTCGCCGAGCGGACGCTGCACCGGGCCCGGCAGGTGCTCGGCGTGACCGCCCGCCGGCACGGATTCGGCCAGGGTGCCGTCTACGTGTGGAGCATGCCCGCCGACCCGCCCCAGCCCGTGGCACAAGGCACACACGGCATGGATGCCATGGATGCCACATGCCAAGGGGTGGTCGAGGGCGACGCACATGCAGAGCCGAGCTACGAACCCGACGACCCTAGGAGGTTCACCCAATGAGCATCCTCGACAAGATGACGATGCGGGAGCTGCAGTTCATCCAGGCCGCTTTCATCGGCCGCCTTATGGAGCGGTACCGCATGGAGGAGGAGGAGGCCACCAGGCTGGCCGGCGACTTCGTCTCCCAGAGCAGGGTGACCGTTGAGGAGCGCGCTAACGGTCGGCTGGTCGGCTTCTTCCTGGACGGCGACCCGCTGGTGATCCTCACCTGGGAGCGGCTCCGCCACCTGGCCGCCACCATGCCGATGATCGGCGAGGACCTCGACAAGAAGATCGGCGACCAGGAGTAGACCATGACCGACGAACGCCGCCGCCCGCCGGCCCACCCCGAGGACACCGTCCCGAGCGAGTACGTCACCCAGGCGTGGGGCGACCCGTCGCTGCTCACTGACCGCGAGCGGGCCCTGCTGCTGCAGCTGGCCGTGTACAACCTGCAGCGCCAGACCGGCTGCGACGAGCTGACCGCCGCCGAAGCACTCGACCACTTCGCCGAGCAGGGTGAGGTCGTGACCCGCGGCGACCAGCACGACGTGTACCTAGAGGTCTGCGGCGCCGTGCATATCCATGCTGAGCGCGACTGGCTGCGCTGGGCCGCGTTCCAGGTCGAGCGCCAGAACGACCAGAACTAGTCTGCTATCCGATGTATCGCTCGACGTAGTACACTCGCGCCAGAATCGGCGCCGCCCCCTACGGCGCCCCGCTACGGAGGTACCGCGAGTGCCCGACCTGCTCGACCAGCTGCGCGACCGCAGAGGCGCCGCCCGCACCGCCCAAGACGGCATCCTGACCCGCGCGGCCGAGGAGCAGCGGGACCTGACCCCCGAGGAGCTGGCCGAGCACGGCCGCCAGGTGCTGGCCGAACGGGAAGCCGCCGACGCCATCGAGGCCGAGCACGCGCGCCAACTGGCTGAGGCCCTGGCCGCTCCGACCCGCCGCCTGGGCCCCGAAGCACCGCGGTCGCCCGTCCTGACCCGCGAGCAGAGCGTCTACGACTACCTGGCCGCCCGGGGTGCGTTCGACCCGGCCGACCAGGAACTTTCGTTCGACCGCTACCTGCGCGGGATGGCGACCGGCGACTGGCAGGGTGCCGACCACGAGCGGGCCTTGGCCGAAGCGACGACCGGGGCCGGCGGGGCGTTGGTGCCGTCGCCGCTCTCGGCCCGGGTGATCGACCTGGCCCGCAACCGAACCGTCGTGTTCCGGGCCGGCGCGCAGACGGTGCCCATGACCAGTCAGACGCTGGCCCTTGCCCGCCTCACGTCCGAGGGCACCCCGGCGTGGAAGTCGGAGAACGCGACCATCACGGCGGCCGACATGGTGTTCGATAGGGTCAGCTTCCAGGCCCGAACGCTGGTGCGGACCATCCTGCTGTCGGTCGAGCTGTTCGAGGACGCCGACCCGTCCAGCGAGGACGTGATCGCCCGCAGCTTTGCCGGGCAGATGGCCGTCGAGCTCGACCGGGTGGCCCTGCTGGGCTCCGGCACCGCCCCCGAGCCGCGCGGGGTGCTGAATCAGTCGGGTGTGACCCTGACCGACCACGGCGCCGCCGGCACGGCCATCAGCAATTACGATTGGTGGCTTGACGCCATCGGCGCGGTGCGGGCGGCTGGCTTCGAGCCCAACGCGCATATCCAGGCGCCGCGGTCGTCGACGTCGCTCTCGAAGCTGAAGGAGGCGACGACCAACGCCTACCTGACCCCGCCGGCCGGGCTGCTGCCGATGCTGACCACCAAGTCGGTTCCCATCAACATCACGGTCGGCGCCAGCACGGACACGAGTTATGTGTTCACCGCCGACTGGTCGCAGCTGCTGGTCGGGATCCGAACCGACTTCACCCTGCGCTTCCTGGGCGAGCGGTACCTGGCCGACAACCTGCAATACGCTTTCCTGGCCTATCTGCGCGCCGACGTCCAGGTCGCCCAGCCAACCGCCTTCGTCGTCGACCGAGGGGTGCGTGCCTGATGACTGACCGACCGCTCGCCGCCCGGCCGATCGACGCCGACGTCGCGCCGGGCGTCGAGATCGCCGAGAAGGGCCCCGACTTCGAGCGCCGCGTGGGCGAGGCCGCCGGCGTCCGCAACCGGCCGGCGCCGGCCGAGCTCGAGCTCGCCGACGTCGACACGGTTGTCGGGGAGGTAGACGACAATGGACACGGCACCGGCACCTTCGTGGCCGCCGGCGATCCCATCCCGGCCATCCTCGCGTAAGCGGTAGCCGTGACGTGGTTCGACCGCTACATCTGGCGACGGACTGAGGACCGCCAGCAGCTCACCCTAGAGCAGCTACTGGCCGACGAGGCGCGGCTAACCGCCGCCGGCGAGGCCGTCACCATCGAGACGGCGCTACGCCTGTCGACGGTGTGGGGCTGCGTGCGGTTGCTGGCTGATTCGGTGTCGACGCTGCCGCTGGCCGTGTACCGCGGCGACGACCGCGACCCGATCGCCACCCCGCCGCTACTCCAGCGCCCATCGGCCGACTTCCCCGAGCTCGCCGACTGGTTGTGGGCGATCATGGCCAGCCTGCTGCTCCGCGGGAACGCCTGGGGCGTCATCACCGACCGCCGCGGCGCCGGGCTGCTGCCATCACAAGTGGATCTGGTGCATCCCGACCGGGTCACGGTCACCACCGAGGATGGCCTGCGGGTGGTCCGCGTCAACGGGCAGCGCCAGAGCCCGGCCGACCTGTTCCACGTCAAGGCATACCCGTTCCCGGGATCCATGCTTGGGCTGTCGCCGATCGCCTATGCCCGCGAGTCGATCGGGCTCGGGCTCGCCGCCGAGAAGTACGGCGCGCAGTTCTTCAGCGACGCCGCCATACCGTCCGGGGTGCTCACCAGCGACCAGCGCATCGGCCAGGAAAAGGCCGACCAGCTCAAAGCCCGATGGAAAGAACGCCACAAGGGCAAGCGCGATATCGCCGTGCTCGGTGACGGGGCCAAGTTCCAGGCCATCAGCATCGCCCCCGACGAAGCCCAGTTCATCGCCACCCAGAAGTTCAGCGTGGCCACGATCTGCCGCTGGTATGGGGTACCGCCCGAGATGATGGCCGGCGAAACCGCCGGCCATGAGGCATACACGAGCCCGGAGATGCGCGGGACCGACTTCCTTACCTTCACCCTGCGCCCTTGGCTGTACCGGGTCGAGCGGGCCGTGTCGGGGCTGCTGCCATCCACCCAGCGGGCCAAGTTCAACGCCGGCGGGTTCGTCCGGGCCACCCTGCTGGACCGCTACACCGCGCACAAGCTCGGCATCGAGGCTGGTTGGTTGCAGCGCTCGGAGGTCCGCGAGCTGGAGGACCGCCCGCCCATCCCGGGCATCGACGACCAGGAACCGCCAGAGAGGGCCGTGGCATGACCCTAGACCGCGTCCAGTACCCGGCCGAGCTCCACCTACGCGACGGGGGCGACGGCCGCATCCTAGAGGGCCCGCTGCTGCCGTGGGGCGTCGAGGCCCGCGTGCTCGACCGCGGGCGCCTGGTCGTCGAGACGTTCGAGCGCGGCGCCCTGGCCGGCGCCGACCCGGCCCGGATCCCGCTCACCGCCAAGCATCCCCGCGACAACCAGGAACTACCGATCGGGGTAACCGTCGAGCTGGAAGAACGCGCCGACGCGGCATGGGGCGCATGGCGGGTATCGCGGACGGCGCTCGGCGACGAGGTGCTAGAGCTGGCCCGCGACGGAGTACCGCTCGGGCTGTCGGTTGGCTTTGCTGAAGTCGCGGGCGGGAGCCGCTGGTCGGCCGACCGTCGCCGCGTCACCCGCACCCGGGCCCAGCTGG